AGCCTTTACGGAGCGAAAATTTCTTGCCCGTGGCTTTTTACATGATCAGGCCTTGGGTGTTGCCCTGCGCCGGTATGTCGCCAAATCCCCTCAGTTATCCCCAGCGCATGCTGTCTCACTGCCGCCAAGGCAGAATTCGCTTTTCGGTTCTGGTCACGGGCAATCAATTCCGCCCTTCTGGCAGTTACGCCAAACTGTTGTCCCAATGTTTTTTTAAGCTGAGCTAAATCACCTCCCCGCGAAACAGACTGGAGAACCACGGATTCAACGTTAGTGAAATAGCGTTGGGGGATGGATTTAATTAATGACACGTTCTCCGCCACAATCGCTGTCACCGCATTGTGCATGTCGCGCGTCATTTTGAAATCAATCGCAAACCCTTATCGACCAGCTGCTTTTTAAGGGGCACATCCACATTACCGGCTGCTCGGTTAACGAAGGTTTTTGCCAGATCGTCGGATAAGGCAGTGAATTTCTTTACCCAGCGGGCAGAAAGCGCGCGGAGCGTATTCCTTATCATTGAGGCGGGGCTGGCGTCGTAAGCAAGAGAATTTTTTGAAAAGGAAGTTAAAATTTTGGCGGTGACGTTTTTATGCATCCTGGTAATCTGGCGACGTAATTCACGCTGATACCAAAGCTGTATCCCTGCATTGGGGAGTGAAGGTTTAAGTGTTTTCTCCTTCTTTTTCGTCTGTTTCATCTTCGTTTTCCTGCCCGTTCATGAAAGCAAAACCACTCTTCGGATTATTGATAAGCCATTGAGCGACATCCATCGTCGAAATACATGAACTCGTTGCTAAATTAGCCAGCATTGAAGCGTTATTGAGATTTATCTCCGACATTTCCTTTTCGGTTAGCTCATCGAGTGGGTTAAAGGTGAACGTAATTTCGGGTAATAGCTGCCCAAATTCCGCTATAAACAGGTAATCCAGCATTTGCTGTATCATGGGGCGAATATTGCGTTCCTGAATACCGGAGATGGTTTCGTGCCAGACATCGATTTCACCCTGCCCGTTTGCATTCAGTCCGCGGGCGCATTGCCAAGCAGCTTAATCACCGGCATCCGTGAGGGAATACACAGTTGTTCCTGATAGTTTGAGGCGATTTTCTCAAGATCCGTCATCGGTGTATTGATCTGAAAAAACGCTTCCTCCGTATCTAGCGCCAGTACCCCGCGATTGTTTCGGTAGTTGGTCATGATATCGATGCGGCGTTTGAACTCGCCTGGGTTTTCCATCCGTTTTTCCATGTCGGTTTTCAGCCCGTCAGCGTAAAAGCCTTGACAATTTTGGGTATTTCATCGCGGATAGTTTCCCACGCCTTGACATAAGGCTCCATTAGCTGGATCAGCGATAAGCCCCCAAAGTTATAGGCAGGTTTCAGTATCTGTGATACCGGACGCGTCACTAGGTCAATAAATCGGGAGGCATGGATGGTCTGCCCCATCACAAACCACGATGAAGGCTGATAAAAATCCGGCTCCCACGGTCTGAGCGTGTTATACATCGCCGGATACGTCCAAATAGGCTCAATAATACGAAAACCGCGAATTTATCGCCCACTTTTGCTCTGTCTTTAAAGAGCGGATTGCGCATTTCATTCTCATCGGCGCCCATGTCAATATAGATATGCGCTATGCCGAACAGACAATCATGCAAAACGGCCTGATGGATCATATCCTGAAGGCGATATTTCACGATTACCCCTTCCACCTCATTAACGAGGTCCTCATCATCGGATGAGGATTTTACGGTTAACCAATTGCGCGTAACCTCGTCAGCAAAAATCGCGGCAACATTGGCGTACTCGGATTGCTGCGCTTTCATGGCCAACATCGGGTATCCCTGAAACCCACCATACAAACAATCACTCCCGAATGCATTCAGGGTTTCATACGGGGTGGCATCATTCGCCAGCGCATCCGCTCTCTTTGCTTCGGGTATCACGCTTGCGGGAGGGGCATAGGGTTTGAATTCGTAGACTGGCTGCTCACTGACCGGATACATATCGATGTCAGAGATGGAAAATGGCTTTTTCCTTTCAGGCTTAACGTCCTTTTTCCTGTTTCTTTTGCTCATTAGAAAAATGCCTCGTCGGGAATATGGAACGGTTTTGGTACGGGCGAAAATGCCATAATTAATGAATCGGCCATGTTGGGTGAAGCGATGCCCCGTTTTTTCATGTCTTTTTTGCTCTCGACTTTCACCCGTCCATTGTTGTCGTAATTCACCCGAGGACGGGATAATTCAGCTTTCAGAGCGTCAAGTTGTTTTATACTTGCGCTCAGACTGATTAACTGGTCATTGGTAAATTGATTGATGAAATGCTTATCATCGGGGTGTTTCTCCAACTGCATGATACATCGCCAGGTATTAAAAAAACGGTCTCGGACGCCCCACCAGGCTTGCGCTTTGATATTCGCGAACATATCTTTATTGGTTTTTCCCGCCACATATTTTGCGTCAGGTTTAAAGACAGCCCCACCCGCGTTGAATCCGGTTGCGGTGATATGACATACCCGTCGTAGATGCGCTTTCACCCCTGCCCCTACCCCGATGGAGTCATAGATGATTTCATCGGCATGGGCTTCCTCAGCATAGTTTTTGACTCGGTTTGCTGAGCTGATCACGTCACCTTTACTCCACTGCTGGCAATCCGTGACAACCGATCCGTGTGCAAACGTGAGGGCGTTGCTGTCATCGCCCTCATCTGCAACGTCAAAACCGAGTCGTTTAGCCCCCGTTGTCAAAAACCCCAGTTTGATATGGGCATCAATGGCCGCCTGTACCCATTCGGCGGGAATTAAGATACCTTCAACAGACGCCTGATAGTTCAAATCCAGTTCCTGCGCCACAATGACCGGATTATCGATTTTCAGGCACTCTTTTTCGTACCATTGTTCATCTTTACGGGGGTCATTGCGCCAGTGAAAGGTAACACCGGAATGCGTCCACTGTGGCGTTTTTTGGGCAAAAGGATTGTCCATCCCATTAACCGAGCTTAAGTCAATGCGACAGCGGGTAGTTTGGGATAGGGCAGCATCAATCAATAGCGGACGAGGCAAAAAGGCGGCTTCATCGACGAAATAGAGTGTCGTCCGGTCACCCCGTCCAATATTGTCCCCCGCTTCACCCTTGATAATGGCGCCGGTGTTTGGAAAATTGACCCGCATATAAGGCGCGTGTTTTTTCGCTACCCAGCCTCCCCGAAACTCTTGCGGTAAAGTTTCAATAAACTTACGGGCTTTCCAGAACAACGCTTTCGGGTCACCGGTGCTGTCAACATACTCTTCTTTGCGTGAACCAAAGCCAATTACCATCTCTTTATTAAAGAGACATAAAGCGCATGCGAGTGCAATTGACGTCCAGCTTAAACCCATTTCACGACTCTTTTCGGTAATGCCATTTTCACGTCCTTTCCAGCGTGTCATTATCCAGTCAATCCATGCTTCCTGTTTCGGAAACAGTAAAAAAGGGGTTGTGACGGGGAGGCCGTAATCAATATTACGTGGGTCTGTTGTCATGCCCCAATCAATAATAAATTGGGCGGGGTTTTGCTGATAGAAATGGGCCAATAGTTTAAGATTTTCCGGCTGCTCCCGAAGACGTTGTAGTCGCTCAGCGCGCCATTCAAACACCTGAACATAATCCGGTTTTTTAAAGTCAAAAGGAAAGGGTAACGGCATAGAAAAATGTCCGGAAAAGGGTCAGTCAAAAAAATATTTTGCGCATAACTGTGTACATAAAAAATATAAAACAGGGTGTTGTTAAATATAACTACATGATATTAAACAATTATGTTTGCATGAATGTTATTCTTAATCCAAATAAGCAAGCAATTTCAGCCCTTTACCCCATCAATTTTTTATAGGCTTCTGCCGCCTGTTCGGGGGTCATCTCACGGGTAATATGCTCGATAGGGTTACCCCCTTTTCCTGTGTGTTCATTACTGACCTGTTCGCGAAAAGCCTGAACAGCGATATGCTTACCTAATAGCTCAAGATTCTTAATTTTATCTGGCCATTTTATTTTTTTAAGCAACGCCTCTGCGCCCTCAAGGCGTATCGCCGCAATATCTAAACCACTTAATGTTGTCCGCCAGACTTTAGGCCATTCTTTTATTGGTTTTAAATCGCCTGACTCGTTCAGAATGTCTAATACGTCCATCTGGTCGATATCAACCAGTCGCTTAAGAACGTAGTCAGCATTAACCTCAATGCGATTTTTGCGCTCCTCCATGAGGTCTTGTATGCGTTTTTGGATGTCTAGTTTTGTAACGTTCTCACTCCCTATTCTACGGGCTGTTTTTTCGCTATAGCCTGCTCTTATTGCCGCCTGTGTTGCGTTTAAATCAATCAGATACTCTCGACAAAAGGCTTCCTGTTTATCTGTGAGAGTCATAATAGCTACCTTACTTAATGTTTATTTTTAGCCGCACTCTTCGCCCATCGTTTAGCCTGATTGAGACAATCCACTATCATCTTGCCTCGTCTGCTTGCGGGTTGTTTGCGGTAGTACCGGATAGCTTCACTTGTTGCCATTGCTGCTATTAATGAAGAAAAGCCGAGCTTGATTAACTCGGCCTTGACATTAGTTTCGATGAATTGTTCGTGGTTCATGCTGGGATTTCTCCGTCAGGAAAATCACCAAGATCAGGTATATTAAGTTGAGTTAGCTTTAGTGCTATAGCGGTTGCTTCTTTTACTTTCTTTATGTCTCTTTTACGCTGAGCTAATAAACCACTACCCTTTTGCCCTCTATGCTTAAATGAAGCTTTATCAAACATAGCTATTGAGTCATGTATTTTTTGTCCAGTAAGTTCAGTTAATGTCTTTATGTCAAGAACGCCAACTTCAACATTTGATTCTTTTTCAACCAAATCTAGTAGCCATATTCTTAAATCTTTTGCTACTTTTGTTCGTGAAAACATACCAATAAGATAAGCTCCACGCAGGGAATATAATCTTACATCGGATACAAATTTATTGTAACTCGTTGATTTATCCGAGGTCCTCACTTTGGCTACAACACTCATACTGGCAGTAAATTCGTCTTTATGTCTGTTATAAAGATTAGCGACTTTTTTGCTGTCTTTATATTCAAGTAATTTTGCTAAATGTTCACCTGTGAGCCATATCTTATTATCTCCATTATTAAAAGGAGCAATATTGTGGGTTTTAAATGTTAATACACTATTCATGATGTCTTCCTTACTTAGGTAATGAACCTTTGCCACATAGGAAATCAGCCCATCGAAGTGACATCAGCAAAACTGATTACCTCAAAGGCTCATTCCTAAATAACGGGTTCGATGTTTGGATTAGTTGCGTATGTGGCACGCTAGATTTGTTAAGATTTGAACGTGTCAATTACCGATTCATTGACACTGTGTTTTGATATATTTTTGCAGATATTCCGTCTGCTTTTCGTTCTCAGCTATCATCGCTCTGAGACGGAAATAATCTTCTCGAGCTGCCTCACCAAGTTGTGGGGTGGCTTCATCATGTCGGCTCTGGGGGGTAGCGGTTTTGGATGTACGACACACGGCGTTGAGGCGCAACCACTTGTTACCAGCACGAACAGCATCATGCAGCTTATCAAGCTCTGTTTTGGCATTATTCAGTTCCTCGGTGTGTTGAATATTGAGTTGATGTAAGGTATCGATTTTTTGCTGTTGCCGTTTCACGGCTTCAATTTGTGCGTGATATTGCTGTTTTAATGTTTGGTAGTTTTGCCTGATGGTTTGATAACGGTAGTTGATAAAAATAAGTGAGAGAATTAACCCTGCAATAATCACTCCGATAAATGAGTAAGGTCGCCATAACATATTACGCTCTCAATTTCCCGACGGGTAATTAGCCCTTTCCAAACTTCGCCTTTCACATAAACCCACCGCTTCATCTCATCACATGCCCCTTTTCGGTCATTGTTGTTGAGCTTTTTGAACAAGGTCGATTTGGCAAAATTACCCACGCCCACGTTATAAGCAAATGAGTAAAGGGCTGCCTGTGTTAGCGTGTTGATATTGACCTTAATCAACGGGTCAACATAACGCTTAACGGCTTTTAAATCGTCATTAAGCCACTTATCGCAGTCTTCTTGCGTGTACATCCGGTTACGCACAATATCCTTGCCTGTGTGCCCGTAGCAAACAGAAAGAATACCGCCACCGTCAAAATAGGGCTTAAGTCTCAGCCCTTCGAAATGCGTTATCATCGCTGAGGCTAAAAACAGCGCACTACCGCCCGTTGCCATCAATATTTTTTTCGGTATCTTCATACTGACGCTCCTTGAGTTTGTACTCCTTTTTGCGGTAGTACACGTTGATAAAAAATGTCCCTATCGTGCAGACAATACCCATCACAGCTACCCACTGCTCAAGGGTAAAAAAATCAAAAATCGTTGTCATGACTCCCCCGATGGTGGTCATGATGCCCCACAGATAGGCGGCAGGTGTTGAGTATTTTTCAGACATGCGCATATACCCTACCTTTGAGGGTTCCATTGCTTTAAATTAAACAGGGGAGCCAACCGCCTTACTCATTTATGTTTAATGGCTTGTGAGTATTGCGGTGGCGTAAACGAAAAACCCCACGCTTTCACATGGGGCTATGCACTACTGCCTTAATTACCTTATATGTACCCTACGAGCTTATAAAAAGTAGTGCGTTAACAAGATATAATTATTAGGTCAATGAAACAACAAAAAACCCCACAAAAGTGGGGTTCTAATATATGTTTAAGCGCTAACTCAATAGCTATACGCTACTATAACATATAATACTGTACGGATGTACGGACAGTCAAGCATTTTACTGAATGATTTGATCAATATTTAACGTCGTTGTAGAAATTGCTGAATTTCGGCTTGTTGCCAGCGTGTTAGTGTATCTGCCAGAACAAGAGTATGCTCCTTACTCTCTTCGAGTAATTGTTTCATTTCAGCTAATACCTTGTCTGCATCCTCACGTTTACGGAGCACTCTCCTTACGGCCTGTTTCTCAGCCTCATAAATCGCTTCTTTAACACCATTGGTGAAGTTATAAATCTTTTCACATTCTTTTGCGATTATGGGTATCTGATTAACTTCAAAATTTTGGGGTGACTCTACCCCTGTTGCATGACGTAGAGCATACCAGATGCCTTGCGTCCACGAACGCTCAAATCGGAAGCCGTTAGCCATCGTCCAAATGAGACGAGAAAGGTGTGAGGTGTCATCTGCGGTTAATAATTCTCTGGCTTCTGGATAGTGTTTAGGCGTATTAAATATTTTTTCTGAATGAAAATAGCAATCTTCTAATTGCTCGAAGACTTCCCATGCTTGATCTGTCTCTAGCATCTTTGCATGACGAGCAGCTCCGCGTTCTGTCCATAGAATAAGGCTACGAGTTTTGGGTGAAATTTGCAAATGTCTTAAAGACACTCTCAAATTATCAAGATCACTTCCTACTATTTTATAAAAATGCTTGCCATGAACAAACCTATCAGTATTACGGTTGTGATTTTTTCGAATTCTTGCTGACTCTGTACCGTAAAGTTCAGCTAAAAGCTCAGTGGTAATAACAGGGATATTTTTATGAGTGATGACACGTAGGGATTCTGTAGATACATAGTTAGCCATAATCGGCCTCCTTTACAGTTTAAGTTATGACTACCAGTTAGTTATTGGTAGCCAGGCGTCAACTAGAGCCTGTAAAGATGCTCCGGGCATATTCCCCTTTCGGGTGTTTTATTACGCCTCTCCACCCGGCCTTCGGATGTGATTATGCCGTATAACGGACATAAAAAAGCCGCATGGCTATCGGGTGCGGGTGACCGCTTTACAAGTTCTAGTACGGTCAGCATACGATAGTCTATACGGTGTTGTCAATTTGTTGCTTTAAGGAGTGTGTGAACAGTGCCAGCTATGTAGGATTCAGCCCTACCCATGTAAGCGGTGATATAGTCAGGTCTTTTCTTCCAGTTTTTAGCTATCATCCGGCATGAAATATGATGCTGATAATGTAAGCAAATAATGTTATATCCATCGATATCATATTTTTTTAATCCGGCTACTGCTTTATCAACTATTTCGCCTTCCTCATCGCTTAGCCAGGGTCTGTCATCATCGAATTTAACAGGAGCAATGGTAGACATACCTTTGTATTCGGTTCCAATTCGGCTCATGCTCCAGTTTCCCCATCCTTCCAGTAAATCTTTTACGTGTCTACTCATCTGTCCTCCGGCAAAAACAGGAATAGGGGCATGGTCTCAATGCCCTGCGTTGAATGTTGGTATCTTGATTACGCTATTACCCAAATGGTGATAACCAGTTTTCCGCCCTTAATGATTTCCTTGCGCTCAACGTGCAACACATCTATCTGAGAATCATCAATTATCAAACCGCCATGGCAGAGTGCATCAATCGGTGCTTTCATCAGGTTATCTAAATCTCGCTTGCGACGGTCAGGTGGATAGACCCCTATCTCAACCCCTAAACGTTGCGATAATCGCTTACCGAGCTTCTGATGCAGAATTTCAGCGACTACCGACTGACGGTATAATCTGCCTTTTGTGGTGATGAAGTGTTTGTGTTTGGCGTGATACCAGTAGTGATTGACAGAAGGTGGGAAAGGAACGGTGATGTTATAAGTTTTCATTCATAGCTTAATCTCTCTCATCTCCACCCCTTTAGCGGTATAACCGGTTAACTGTTTACCTGCTATTCGTTGACGCTTTTTCGTCAAAAAGTGGATGTGGTCTTCATAAACATAACGGTATTTACCATCGACAAGGATATGTTTAAAGGCTTTCGTTGGTTGCTTTGCATACTGCACAAATCGTGTTAAGCTATTGTTTTTAATGTTTTCTTTTGTGCGCACCTCTTTGAGCGTTTTTTCTTTACATCGATAAATCCAAAAATCATTGAGCTTTCCGGTTATCTTTCTGGTACGCACTTTGATATAACCCAGTCGCTTCATGAGCTTGCTAAATTCTGCGTCATTACGGATTAAGTTACCGATATATCCTAACGGCTCAGCTTGCCAGCCTTTAGTCTGATAGATTTTTATCAATCCGCGATGGTAATACTTATTCAGAATCGTGTATTTATCGCCTTGCTTCGGATTACGATACAGCGTCCAATTATCAACCGCTTCTTTCCGTGCTTGTTGGTCAATCAACAACGCGAAGGTTGCCAAAGGGGAATCGTCTTTCCGTTCAGTGAAATTCTGACTGACTTTGCAAATAATATTCAGTGCATAACTATCAATATCTTTGGGCTGCACAAATCCATAATAACCATTACTTTTCAATCTGTTAGCTGTGCGTAACTCCGAATGATAATCATAAGATTGCTTATCCTGACCTGTTAGTCCAATATCGCTATCTGCCTCATGAACGGACATCCCCGAATTAAGCCACACTAACCCATTGCCATCGTGTCTCAGTCCTAAATCCGTTAATGTGCAGAGACCATTGTTAATGACTGACCAGTTGCCTGAAATAACCGCTTTTCTAAGATTAAATATATCTAGGTCCTCACTTTGGACGCAAAGGTATCCCTCACGGCTATTTGCCATGCGTTGAATTTTCATATTTTTGCCTATTTAATTTTTATTTGGGTGTGTTTATTGATTTACTTTTCTACAACTAAAATTTTCTATTGATACTTTTGGCAATTTTCCACTATTTCCAGCTTTGCCATTCCCAACATTCCAGTAGTAACCTATCTCGCTAAATTGTATTTTGAACATGGACGGCTGCGATAACATTTTCAAGCAATCTTTTTCTGTTAGTGCCTTGTCGCTAAAGCGACACCAATGCACAGGCTCGCCACCATCTTTAACAATGGTTGCTTTAATTTGGTATTTCATTGGGGGTGTCCTGATTAGAATTTCTTATCGGAATAGCGCTTAGGTTCTTTTTGAGGTTGGCTTTTTGCTGCGGCTACATGCTGGTCAACAGGGGAAATACTTAGTCCTTTCTGGTCAACGTATACCGTGCCCGTTTTACCATGTCGATTTAACCGTAGTATGAGTTCTGTTAACGTTTTATCCGCTTCCGTGTCATAAACCGATTCCCGGTGAATCCCTAACCAATAATCGCAATCCTGCTCAATTTGCCCCGTGTCGCGGCTGTCGCTGGGCATGGGTCTTTTGTTGGTGCGCTGTTCTAAACTTCGGTTTAATTGTGTTAATAACACTACAACAGTATTGAGTTCTTTTGCCAACACTTTTAACCCTTTGGTGATATTTCCGTAGGCTAAATCGTTTCTATCCGCTTTTTCAGCCTGCATCAGTGTTAAATAATCAACGCCAATAAACCCAATATCCCCTATTTTACGTTTTATTTTTCGACATTCTGATTGTATGTGGTGCAAAGTCATGGCTGGCGTATCATCAATCCAGATGTTGGGCTGTTGCTTGAGTCTACCCATTGCATTACACAGTTCATCCCATTCGTGCTCTTCCAGTTTCTCATAAAACCGATTAGAGTTGAGATTGGATTGTTGACTTAACATGCGCTCGGCTAATTGGCAATCCGTCATTTCCATACTAAACAACAGCACCGCTTTCCCTTGATTTGATACATTTTTCGCCATTTCAGTCAGTACTGTCGTTTTACCCACCTTGGGGCGTGCACCAATCACAAACAACGAACCATTAACGATTTGTTTAGGTTTAAGCAAGTCGTCAAAGTCCCTAAATCCTGTTTTGAGTCCGCAATCCTTTTCAGGATTATCCTGACGGTCACAAATCTCTGTAAACATATTGTCCAATACATCATCAATCCGACTAAGCCCTGCATTGTAACCCACTTTGCCAAACTTTGCAGCTTCATCAATCAGACGTTGCGCCATATCAATTTTATCACTAAATCCTAGCGCATTAGGCTGAATAAACAGTTTTTGAATTTCAATGGCTTTCTCAACCGTATAGCGTCCTACTGCACACTCTTTGATACTTTTTGCGTAACTCACTATGTTTGCGGCACTCGGGATATTTTTAGCTATCTCAGCAAGATAGGCAAATCCACCCGCCTTTTGAGCTATCCCTGATTTGGATAATGCTTCATCCACCGTGATAATATCGATTGCCTCACGTTTCCGGCTCATCGCGCGCATTTCTGCATAAATCAATCGGTGGTGAACCGCGTAAAAATCATCTGGGCTTAGCAGTGAAAACACCTTCAAGGCATTATCGCTCATCGGGTCTATCAGTAAACCACCAATAACACTTTGCTCGGCAGGAAGGTTATTGGGCACTTGATTAACACTATGTCTCATTGGGTCATTCCTTAAATCTAAAACTCGCCGTATCGCATTCTGAGCGACGATAAAATTTTAGTGATACGAATTTACGTTTAAATCGAGAAAACGGCTTAGAATGGAGAGGGGTGTGTTTTAAACGGGTATCTGAATGGTAAATTGAGATTGAATTTTAAAATCTGAGGGTAAAAATGCTAATTTTCAACTTCGATCATTCGCTCTGTCCTCCTTGACTGAATTACTACTTGATAACTCATAACGCCCCTTCCCTGGTTTTTGTTACCGTGTCCGGTCTTAGCAGATAATCAAGACTTGCTCGCCAGCCTCGGTCATTTTCACCGAAATACCAGGGGTTTGCTGTTTCAACAAATACTTCAAAATAGTTTCTGGCAGCATCAACCGAAGGATTTTTGAGTTCTTTCCAGAATTTACCAATAGCCCGTTTACGTTTGTCGTTCAGTGATTCAGCATTGGGTAATCTGTCACCTACTGTCTCGTTGTAAACTTGGAGGATTTCCTGATAGGGGATTTTGGTTTTTCGATTGTTAGAAATTAATTTCTCATCATTCCCCTCATGAGGGGTTAGGGGAGTATTTTCTTTTTTCTTTAAAAGATTTCTTTTGTGTTTAGCTGACTCAGCTAATCTAACATTAGCTAACTTGGCTAAACTTTTATTAGCTGACTTAGCTAATTTATTATCATTAGCTGAATTGGCTAATGTTTTGCTATTTTGGCTAATATTGAAATTCCACTCAGATATTTTTTTGTTAATTCCTATCCTTCCCTTTTCTAAAATTAAGATATTCATTGAAATCATTTCATTTTTTGCTTTACAAACATGGGTATGATGTATACCTGTTATTCCTGCAATTTGTGTATTAGTAATTCGATCAAGCTTTTTACCGAAGCCATAAGTTTTTCTGACTATAGTGAGTAAGATTTTTATCTGTCTGACAGTTAAATCAGCACCTGCTATCGCTTCAAGTAGCTCATTTGCTATTCTGGTATACCCATTTTCAATCTCAGCCACGGCATTCTCCCTGACTTCGTTTTTAACTCTGTAATCATCAAGACTGGTGACTGTTGCAGCCATTTTTAACTCCTTGTAACTTTCTGAATTCTGATACAAATCGATGTGCGAAACGCTTATTTTTTGATGCAGCAACCAATAGCCCATCAGGACTATCTGGATGGGCTCTTTCTTCGTGGTTTTTATTGATAAATCGGCGATTTTTTGGCATAATGACCTCGCTGAAATTGAAAGAAAAAAAGGGAAATTTGCCGTTTCCCTTCTCATTAAACTTCCTGAAATCTCTAATTAAATACAACACTCGATCTGACATTTTGAAGCTTCATCGTTTTTTAACCTTGAAGCTTCTTTTTTTGGCAATCTCAAATGCTCTAGCATGTCTATCAGCTTGCGTATCTCTTCACCTGAGATATTCGTGATAACTACCTCCTGTGTCGATGAATCAGGCACACTCACTACATGCCTAGGCAAGCCGTATTCTGAAACGACCTGACAGGCTAGTTTAAATATTCTGGTTTTATCCCGACTCGCTGTTGAGGGGTGAATCCCTAGTGATTTAGCAAACCCGTTATTACCGCCTTCTGATGCCATCTTCTGGTAGAAGTAAGATTCTAAATGCTCAGGTTTGCAGGTGATTTTGATAGTATTTGAATATTCCATGGTTATAATCCTTAAGTAATAAAATTCCCTACCTCGATATTCCTATGAGGTTGTGGTGGCTCTAACGCTTATTCAGAGCGAGTCAAAATGTTAAAGAACGGTGTTACTCAGAGAGTATTTTGCTTATCAGCAGGGATACCATCTGTTGGGTTTGGGTAAAGATCAGGGCGTAGCTGGTGTGGTGTTATATTCCATTTCAACATCTCGCAAAGAGGAATAACTCTTTGAGAGGGTATAGTTCTAGAAAACCATTGGGCTACAGACTGTTGTTTACAACCAAAATAGTTAGCTATTTCAGCTTGGGTATACCTTGACATAATTTTTTCTTTTGTCTGTCTTTCCATGTCAAAACCTCTTTTAAAATCCAAAACTAAAATACAAGAAAATATTGTTAATTTCAACAATAAATTCTTTTTTAATAGGTTTACAAGATGATCTTGTATAATGTTATATATGAAACTTACAGCTATTGAGATATCAATGTACCGAATCAGCAAGCTCCTTAAGGATAAAAATTGGAGTCAGCGTGAACTCGCCCAAAAAATTGGTGTGACACAACAAACAGTACAACAGTGGATATCAGGGAAAAGCACACCAAAACCAGCAAGCTTAGATAAATTATCCGAAGTAACAGGATATGATATTGATTGGTTTTATCGTTTACCCGAAAAAGATGAGGAAGTATCCTCAATTGAAAATTCAAATAGGTTTAATCCTCATAATACTGATAAACGGGGTCAACAAATTTTATCACTGATATATGAGCTACCAGAAAAAGAAGTAGTAAAGATTATGAGTGAGTTAAAAGATAAGACAGATTATTATAGAACTCTGTTTGAAGAGTTAAAAGTTAAGCACGAATCAAAAAAACACCAGACGTTTTAAGTCAAAACCTATCTTGCCCAATTTTCCTCGCCTAAAATAACAATAAAATACTGTTGACATAAACAATTATTTATTGTTAAATTAACTCCATCAACTCACTGCAACAGGCAAACGCCAGACAATACTCCGAGTTATCTTAAGCCGAGCCAGACGTTGCCAAGTAGCCAGCCCGAGGCATATGAACATGAAGGCAAGTGAAGTCATCAGTAACTAAGTCATTCGCTCTTTAACATATTGGAATCACGGCTCTGAATAAGCGTTAGAGCAACCCCACCAAGTGAGTTTTGGGGTGTGTGAATATAACAAAACAGTCGAACTTCATTTTTACACCAGGGAATAAACAGACTGTGAGTACAAACCGGAAGCATCCGGCACACACCACTAAAACTTATTTAGGAGGAACAAAATGGCAACCACTATCTTTAAACCTAAAAAAGACAATGCTAAATCTCGTCGCCTAGCAAAACAAATGGCATTCTGGGATAGAAAACGTGCTGAATACGAAGCGAAACCTAAACCCCGTTCTACAGAGCAAATCCTTGATTCCATATTCAACAAGCAAGATGATACCGTTAATACCCTTGCATCACTCACTTTCAATCTAAAAGACAAAAATCCTCAGCCTTCATTTGATAACTGTTGCTTACCTAATACTTATCTCTATTCTGTAAGAAAATACTCAAAAACACGCAAACCAAATAGCATACATACAAAATGATTTGATAGTCTTTGCAGCAATCTTATCCTACACTTAATTCCATAAGTTTCAGATAATAGTTATCCCTCCCGATGGGTTGGGAATTTAAAAATCTCCCAATTTCAGGGAGGCCAGGTTGTTAAAGAGCGGTGGTACTAAAAATCGTAATTATTTATTATTCACTTTCAGGATGAGGGAATAACTTAGGTAAATCAGGTCTAAAACGATAAGCAGGAACTGTACCTCCCGTGATTTCAACTAAATCAGGTACAAACTTGGGAGATACTGGTTTTTTACCATTTAACCAATCGCAAATAGTTGATTGAGCCAATCCGCATTTTTTTGCTAAGGCTTTTTGACTTCCGGCTATTTTGATAGCAGTTTCTATTCCATAATTTTTCATTAATCGAATCTCCTATAGATAAAACCGATTATAAGAATCAATCAATAAACTGTCAATCGTATTTGCTATTTTGCGTATGTATCGTTCATGCGATATTATTTGATCAAATATCTTCATGGGGTTATTCAGGTGAGCTTTTCAGAGAGACTCAAGCAAGCAATGCAAGAAAAAGGATTCAGTCAAAGCGCTTTAGCTAAAGCTGTCGGAATGGCTCAATCAAGCGTATGGCGACTGACGAGTGGTGGCGCATTAGGAACAAAAAAACTCATAAAAATAGCAAAAGTTTTAGATGTTAATCCTGAATGGCTTTCAGATGGAATTGGAACGATGAAGGCTCACGATATTAAATCTAATAATCAATTAATTATTGATTCTGTATCGCATTACACGGACAAGAGTAAAGATTATGAAAAGGATAGTAATGTTGTCAAACTAAAATTATATAACCGCATTGAGTGGGTGCTTTCCCCTAGCGTTAGGGATAAAGAGGACACTTATTCTATGTTTTTAATACCTAAAAATATAGTTGAAGAAACCAATAGCTCAATTAAAGATTCAATATCAATAATTGCACCTGATGACAGCATGTCACCTATTATTCAAGAAAACTTTACCGTTGCCTTAGATACCAGTATAAAAGATATTAAAAATGGTAAGATTTATTTAGTATCTTATGGTGGTGTATTTATGATACGCGCACTTTATAGTTTACCTGAAAATAAAATCAAATTAAAAAATTATAAATCTGATGATTACCCAGAATTAATCGTTTCTGCATCAGAGCTACTAATAATAGGAAAAGTCTACTATGTAGCAGGTAAAACTGATTAAACATAATCAGCCCACTATCCAAGTGGGCATTAGTACCCTTCAATCAGTTTATATATTCCAAATCTACTTTTCATTTAAAAATTAAATACAATCGTTTTTTAGATAAAAAGCTCTATATTATCATTTTGTTATTTAAAACCACCTATATTAATCGTTTTTACGATTAACAATCAAAATAGAAAAAGCTATTATCATTCCATCAACTCACTGCAACAGGCAAACACCAGACAATACTGCGAGTTACCTGAAACCTTGCCAGACGTTGCTAAGTAGCCAGCCTGAGGCGTACGAACATGAAGGCAAGTGACGACAGTTAAGCAATACCGCTCTTTAACACCATTTCGCTGAAAAAGCGAACCATAAAACACCCAAACAGTCGGTTTTGGGGTGTGTGAAATAACCAAATTGCAGCCATAAAGTTGAAACCAACACCAGGGTACTACCAATATGACTGTAAATATAATCCGGATACCTCCGGCACACACCACCAAAACCCATTGTCAGGAGGTAATATGTGTAACTTTCATGGTTATGATAATGCTCGCTGTCGTAGACATGAGCGTAGAAGCGCCAAGCGAGCAGCCTATAACTATAACAAAGCGCTTAATTTGGCATTGAAAGCAGCGTTAAACCCATCTAAAAAATCTAACCAACTAACAACTCCAAATCCTAAACGCCCTGTTCTTTCACTAAAAAGAAAAATGATGAACCGTGTAGAAATAGCAATTTCAATACGCCCTACTAAAGTGTGTGACACATTTAATAATTGCTGTTTGCCTATAGCAGCTTTGTATACTTCCAGACGGTTTAATAATAAACCTAAATCAAACTTCGGAGTAACCGCTAATGCTTGATAATGACGAAAAAGAGCACAGAGAATGCAAATGGTCTTGGACTGACTCAGATTATTTTTGGGAAGCATCTTGTGGGTTTACATTTCAATTCATGGGTGGTAGACCGAAAGAAAACGACATGAACTACTGCCCTGGATGTGGAAATAAGTTAATTGTCAAAAACACCGCCGCCCTATCTGTGTTCTGGGGCATGTAACTGCGAAATTTTGAAACAATTAATTGGTTACTCATTAATTTAATAGTAAATTATGTCCATACTCAAAAAAGGCTAAAAGTATGGAAAGAAAAGGTAACTATTTAATTGAACCAGTTGAAGAAATTGGTAATGGTACTTTTGGTAAAGTTGAATTAATAAACTTATTCAATTTGAATGGAAAATTAGCTGGGCAATATGCTAGAAAAACGTTATCAGTTCAAAAAGAATATGTTGGCTCAATATTTACTCATGATGAATTGAGAAGAAGATTTAAACGAGAAGTTTTTTATCAAGCTAATTGTAAACATTCTAATATTGTCTATATATGTATGCATCACATGGAAATCGACAATCCTTGGTTCATCATGGAACTTTCGCAAACAGATCTCAGAAAAGAACTTTCAGAAAATATATTAGATATAAATAAGAAAGTGGAAATAACAAAAATGATCTTAAAGGGAGTCATTTATGTTCATCAGAAAGGCTATCTTCACAGAGATCTAAAACCCGCTAATATTCTAAAATTTAACAATGATGTTTATAAAGTATCAGATTTTGGTCTAATAAAAAACTCAAATAACGAATCTGAATCAGAGATATTAACAAACATTCAAATTGCGTTAGGAACTGTAGAGTATATGTCACCTGAGGCGAAGAGGGGAGAATATAGTATACAGTCAGATATCTACGCACTAGGAGTTATAATGGAAGAAATGGATATTTCAGCTATTGACGGTGTTGATGACATTATACGTAAGAGTACTAATCTAAGACGTAAAGATAGGTACCAATCTGTTTCAGAAATGTTAGTTGGCTTTAACAAAGTGATTGAAAGGAGAGAGGAATGATAGAGCTGTTAAATTGTGGTTTCTTCTCCTATGGTAAAGACGATACTAAGGAAAATCAGGATTCTATTTTACCTCCATCAAAAATAGGTAATGGTTACATCTTTGCCATAGCTGACGGTGTGGGTTCATATAATGGTGCTAAATTAGCCTCTCAAATAGCTATTAATTACCTATCAAAAATGGTTTTAGACCATGATATAAATATAGATTCTATATTCAGCATTATTAAGGATGAGATTTTTAAAATTTCAGATGAAAACCCTGATTTATATCGTTCCGCAACAACCCTAACTTTTTGTTATGTTAACAACGATAGTGTCCACATAGGGCATATTGGTGATACAAGAATTTATGTAAAAAATAAAAATAAACTAATCCAATTATCTAAAGACCATACAGTACATCAAAATCTATTAGATGAAAAAATATTTACAAAAAAAGAGTTAAAAAATATTAAAGGAAAAAATAAACTCACAACGGCTATATCAAGAATCGTTGAGCTTCAATACCAGAAGCTATGCTATCCAGTTTCTGAACTTACTGAACATAATGGGCTTTTGAATTTGTACATCATGTCAGATGGTGCCCATCATTTTTGGGAAAAGCGCCCCAGATTCTCTATCGAAACACTAAAAAATCCTATACGTTTTGCTTCCAGCTTACAAAGAAGAATAAATAAAAATACTAGTATTGATGATTATTCTCTAATTGCAGTAACTTTCCTGCCCAAATCACAGCTCGCTTAATCACTTATCGTATATTACACAAAATATCCTCCCTATTTATAGTGAGGTTAAAATTAAATCAGGGTAATTAATAAACTTGTATTATTTTTAACCCATAATCAATTTAAGGATGTGTGAATGCGGCTCTGCGCTCGTGGGACAGTCAAGACTATAAATTATCTTTCAAATAGCTAAATATAGTTTGATTGCGTTAACCCGTCCGTGATGACTGTAATCGGACACCGAGAGGCACTCGGCATGCATCCTAACTTTTCAGCAAATGTTAACAAGGAGTACAGATAATGAGACTGGACAATCCACGCATTGTAACAGCGAAACACCCTAATATGGGTAATCTGGTTGGGGTGACCAATGGCAGTCGTGATTTAAGAGACTCAAGATACTTAAGCAGTATTGATATATGGAATGACGACGACATGGAAACGCGCACTTTTAAAGAAATTATACAGTGCTTAACAAAAGAAAATGATTATCTTAAAAGAGAGAATCGCAGACTGATGAAGATATATCGTGAGATTAACGGGCTGTGCAGGATTTGAACCTGCAACTCATGAATTAAAAGAATTTCAGTATTGCCGTTGCAGCACTAATAGTCACAACTATTACACCACCAAGTTTTAAAAGTAGTCCATTAGCAATATGTTCAACATCCTTACGGACTAGTGCTATCTCAGAAGATAAATCTTTACGGACGTTAGAAATTTCAACAGATAAATCTTTACGGACGTTAGAAATTTCAACAGATAAGTCTTTGCGGACATCAGCAATATTGCGATTTACCTCAACAATATCAGCTTTAGTCGCCACATCAGCAACTTCATGCGATCTACGTACAACAAGTGAAATAGCCTTAGCTTGCTGACTAGTAAGTCCAGCCGTTTGAAGCTCTTCTGATGCTTGTAGTGTATCAAATGCAACCTGACCCATGGGGAATCCTCCTTTTTGGTAAGTATAACGGGTTTAGGGTTCAATCTGCAAAATCTTTCACGTTAACACTTTTATTCGTTTCATTACGGAGAAATATTTTTATGTCTAAATTAGTGGTTATTGAAAATACCGTTGTCCGTCAAGATGCTTTCGGGCGTTATTGTCTTAATGATTTACATAAAGCCGCAGGAGAATTAGAAAAGGATAGACCTAAGTATTGGCTCGCCAATGATAAGACTCAAGAATTAGGTGCTCAATTCGTAAGCGATGGTGGAATTCCCCCATCGGTTATTAAAGGAGGTACAGAGCAGGGAACCTACGTTGCTAAAGAACTGGTTTATGCTTATGCCATGTGGATTAGTGCAGCTTTCCATCTCAAAGTTATCCGGACGTTTGATGAAGTTATTTCTACACCTATCCAACCACTAACCGATAAAGTTCAGGCTGGATTAGCAATGCTGGCATTCTGCAAACAAGAATTGCGTATCGCACCTTCTGGTATGCTTGGTGCAATGAAAAAGCTACAAAATTCACTTGGTATGCCGGATATCCTTCCCGCTTATGCTGTTGATGCACCAGAAGGGAGTTTAACGGGTTCAAGCGAAGTAACGCATTCTTTTACGGAGCTTTTACTCTTACATGGTAAACCTTACAGCCCACAATCTGGCTTTAAACGGTTACAACTTCTCGGAATCGCTGAGCGTAAATCTTGTCCCAGCAGCAAACATCCTGATAAGGAAAAACTATTCTGGTCATTGACAAAAAAGGGATTACAGTTTGGTAAAAATCTGACTGACTCAAATAACCCACGTCAGACTCAACCCCATTTCTACGATAGCCAATTTCCTAGATTGCTGAGCGTCATGATGAACGGGATTGCAGCAGCATAATAAACCATTGACGAAAGAAGAAATCATGCGCTATAGTTTCTATCAGGTGCTGAACACACCCAAGTAGCGGATACCGCTCCCGAAAGTAATGCGGTTTTTTTACGTCCATAGATTGCTATGGTCGGGTAGCGAACAGAATATATAATACCCTTTTGGGAAAAACTGTTGGCCGTCTACTTGCGGTGTTCAAGTACCCGACCGCCCATCTGAACAATGGGTAATATTGAACAATCAAGTAGGACGTATATAAATGAATACTAAACTCTCATTTCGTGATGTTCACTTCAATGTTGTTAACCGTAATTGCCTTGTATATTTAACATCTGTAGAAATTGCAAAGGCACTAAAATATAAAAATTCTGATGCTGTTACGCAAATTTACGAAAGAAATTCCGATGAGTTTTCTAGTGATATGACTGAGACCCTCAATTTGAAGGTCTCAGGGAATTACGAAAAAACTGTACGCATTTTCTCTCTACGTGGAGCTCATCTTGTTGCAATGTTTGCTCGTACTCCAGTAGCCAAAGAGTTCAGAAAATGGGTGCTTGATATATTAGACAAGGAAGTTGGTAATCCTCAACCCAGACCAGAAGCCCCAGAACTCTTAAACGATAACGATACTCGTAACCTAGCTCATTTGGTTTGGAGCATGGCGAATGGATTTAGATTTGAGAGAGCATGGACACAAGGTATCTGGTATGCGCTACGTCATGCGACAGGAATCGCATCGCCTCAGCACTTCGAGGTTAATCAAATCGCAATAATTGCAGAAGAATGCCGCCGGATTTACGGCATGACTAACACGCTCAAATCAGCTATTTTTGATGCTGAAAAACAAGTTATCCGTCGTTTACTTCGTCATAAAGACGATGTCGAGACCGTACTTCGTGAAATGCAGCAACTGTTAGAATCCAGCACTCACGCACACGATAGCGTCATGACTCAATCCCTTGAAAGATGGCAACAGGCGAACGTCAATCGCTTCCTCCAACGTAACTAAATAATCCTAACGCCCCTTTTTACAGGGGTAATCATTCATCAATTTAACTATTGAGAGATACCTTTATGTCAAATTTAATAAACATCGAAACAAAAAACATCAACGGGGCATTAATCCAAACTGTCAATGCACGTGATCTACATGCGTTTTTGGAAATCGGTAAAGATTTTACCACATGGATAAAAGACAGAATTAAGCAATATGGATTTGCTGAAAATATCGACTTTATAGTTTTCACCAATTCTGGGGAAAACCCCTTCGGAGGCCGTCCGGCAAAGGAATACCACATTGCCCTCGATATGGCGAAAGAACTATCCATGGTTGAGCGCAATGAAAAAGGTAAACAGGCCAGACAGTACTTCATTGAATGCGAAAGACGAATTTTACAATCACAATTACCCAATAACCCAACAACTTTAGGCTTACCTAATTTCCTTGACCCTGCTGAATCAGCCATTGCATGGGCTGAGCAGCATAAAAAAGTTCAACTGTTAGGGGTACAGGTTCAACAGCTTGAAACCGAAATCGATAGCCTAAAAAACCTGTTTCAGATTGGTATGACACCTGTTCAATTCTGCAAGCAGCTTAATGGCGTAAATATTAACCAGGTCAACCTTTTTCTGGAATCGCGTCATTTTCTCTACGATGCAGAAAAGGATATCAGCAAGGCTCATGTCTGGCGTGTTCATTCTTATGCGAGAGATACCTATCTAACCGAATCACCCCTTCATCATGACAAACGATTACGGGAAACACCAGTGTTATAAAATCGTTCTGCTAAAAAAGGGGGCTTCATGGCTATATAACCAATACCTCAAAGTAAGCTACCGATGAAGAAAGACTGGAACGGCGAATTCACTCACGACAAATATAGTCAGGTGGCATAAGGGGTAACGATGAACAAAGACAACATCCTGCTAGCGCTGGCAAGACAGGCAGCAAAGTTAGCGATTGATACCCAACGACAAGATATATGGCTAATCGCTTTATCACTGCAACTAAAAGCTTATGGAAAAAATCATCATGCCCCTTAAATCTGAAAAGGCGAAAAAACGCCATCTTAAAGAAAAAATTATCACTCTGCTACTGGATTCGTCCTTTTCACAAAATGAAATCGAGTTATTAGTCGCGGAGATTAAAACCAGAAAAAACAGGATGCTATTTCAGTTCGAGGAGGTCAAATGAACCCTTACGCCATGCAAGATTACTGGTACGAACAACAGCAAGAAATTGCTTATTGGGAAGACAGGCTGGACGACGAAATCAGCGAACTTGTCCAGCCTGTTTATGACTGCCTACCTTCCTCAGTGATGCGAAAACTCAGTATTGAGGATTTTGACGATATCTGGAAGGCGCTGTTTAACCATTTCAAAAATGAGAACATCCATCAGTACAAAGCACTTCGAGCACCTAAGAGGAAATATCTATGAGCGAAACACAACATACCGAAAAAGAGAGAAGTTTTCAACAACAGGTTTGGGAAACGCTGTCGGTGATTAATGTTAACGATAAAGTTGAAAAGAAAAACGGCCTTTCTTATCTCTCATGGGCTTGGGCATGGGGCGTATTAATGGCACATTATCCAGAATCCTACTATGTCATTGATGCCATTAGCTATAACAATGATGGCAGTGCGATGGTGTCGTTAACACTCACGGTTAAACAAGGAAATAATGAGTTTCCCCGAAAAATGTGGTTACCCGTTATGGATTACCGGAATCAGGCTATTTCTAACCCTAATGCCGTTGATATCAATAAAACGCTCATGCGCTGTCTCACCAAGGCTATTTCAATGTTTGGATTAGGATTTTATATCTATGCCGGAGAAGACTTGCCTGAACAGGAAAAAATTGTAATACAGAAAGAAGCCGCACAACAAAAAGCCCGTTACGAACAATTAATCCAGGAATTAGAAACATCAGCAAAAGGCGGTATTGAATCAATGAAATCCCATTGGCTGAAATTAACACCAGAAGAGACGGATATCATTGGCGAAGAAAATAAAATGGCTATTTATCGCAATATTGCAATGAAAAACGAGGCTAATCATGAAGCAGAAAACGGACGAATGGTTTCAGGCAAGACTTGGGAAAGTCACCGCCAGCAATTTACACAAGGTGTTATCCAAAGGCAGGGGAACAACGCAACGAAACTACCTCATGCAATTAGTTTGTGAAACCCTTACCGGACGACGAGAAGAAATTAAAACCAATCAGGCCATTGAACGGGGCATTGCCCTTGAACCACAAGCTAGAGCGCGATATTGCCTCAATGAGTTTGATGTCACGGTCACCGAGTGGGCTTTAATCCCCACCCGTCTATTGCGCTATTTGGGCAAGTCCTGATGGTTTGGTTAATGATGATGGACTTATCGAAATCAAATGCCCCAACACCACTACCCACATTGAAACCATTGTCACAGGAAAACCGAAATACGAATACCTGTTACAAATGCACGGCACAGAATGATGTGCACAGGGAGAAACTGGTGCGATTTTGTCAGCTATGATGACAGGCTTCCCCGCTAACCTTGCTTACTACAAAATCCGAATTATCAAGGATGACAATTTAATTAACGAGATTGAACAGGCTGTTCAAGCATTTATCGAAAAGCTGAAATCAGAAATCAACAAATTAATCAAAAAGTCGGAGGCAACATGGCAAAACACAACCAGTGTA